TTGTCATTTGACATATTAGTCTCCTGTTTTGAGGTTTTACCCTCGGCTTGTGGCGCAGAAAAGTTCTGAGCCTGATTATTAAAGTGCGTTTTCCAATCGTCGTATTCTTCCATACTGTCAAACGACTTTGCAACTGAGAACATAGCTCCCTGATTGCAAGGTACACTGACAACTGATACTTCGAATAGTTCGGCATCTTTGATTGTATATCCATCGGTTTCTGAGTTATAATCTGCATCCTTGACTCTGAAACCGACTGAAAAGGCTCCAAGAACACCATCTTTAATAAGATCTTTTATTTCGCCTGCGGATTTAGAGACTTTAGCTCCAAATTCGAGACCTTTGTCTGTAACTTCCAATGAAGTTGCACGACCAATAGGTTTATTATAATCATGATTGAATAAAACAATGGGATTAGCTTTATAGTTCTCTAATCCATTCTTTTTAATCCATGCATCATGGTTTATAACGTCTCCTGCTCGATCAAGCGCATTAGTAGATGCTAATCCTTTAATATTAACACTACCGTCTTCATCCTCGCCAAGAGTTTTGAAAGTATTTGTCCAATGAAAAATTTTCTCCATATGTTTTTACCTATTTCTTAGCTTTTTTGGGAGCTGCCTTTGCTGCTTTTGGAGCTGCTTTTACTTCAGCCTTAGGGGCTGGAGTAGGAGCTGCTTCAGAGTTAGCTTTGGCCCATTGGTCTGGAAAGTTAACTTTTAACATCTGAGTCATACGAGACCAAGACCCGAAAGGTCTTTTTGCCGCCATAAATCTCATAGGTACATCTGCACCAAGATCTTTATACTCAGAGGGTGTTAAAACTTTACCTTGTTCAGCAAAAAAATTTGCTAATTGTTCAAGTACTGCTTTCTTATTCGCCATTATCCTGTTCCTCTTCTTCTTGTGGTGGTCTCCCACCGTCTGTGGGGTTCGCTGCAGAACCCGCTATGTTAGCTGGAATTCGCAAATCATCATGTCCTTCTAAGGGTTCATGACCCATTGCGTCTCTAGCTTCATTTGGTGTCATTATACCTGTGTTTACGAGAGTAGCATAATAAGCTGCTTGGTCTCTTAATTCTGGTTGCAAAGCTGGAACATTTGTTACATCTTCCGTTAGTGCAAATCCAAAGTATCTTTCAAAGGCATACGCAATTTTTCTTACTATCGGGAGAATAGTCTCTAGATAGTAAAGTCTGTGATTAGGTCTAATGTTAGCATTATTCCCACCGTCTAAAAGTATAGGTGGAACACCCATAGCTTCTAAAATTATTTTCTCATTTGCTGATATTGAGGACTGGAAATCTAATTCCTTAAAGTTGATTTTTGTTAAAGCATCAACTTCTAGTCCGCCATCTAAAATAAGAGGGCGTTTACCGCCATTTTTAGGATTATACCTAGTAGACCAAGCTTGCAGCATTCTTTCTTTTATTCTATCTGAAAGAGTGTTAGGGCTCTTAAGTACTAATCCTGGAACTGCTCCATTCTTGAAGAAGTTATCTTGAAACCTCCTCATGTTATCTAGTAAATACATTGTTCTATACGCTGGCTTCAACCTTGGGGTCCCACGATATATTGATTTAAATGAGTTTTCTTTAATATGTATAATTTCTTTCGTAGAATAGTCAACATGACCATCATATGTAAATTTCTCAATGTAAGTGCTAGTATCTGAATGAATAGTAACATTCTGTGCTGGAAGATGATATAAATGTCTTCCATCAAAATATACGAAAATATTACCGTCTATAAGTAGATCAATTATAAGATTTCTCTTAAAGGTATTGATATCTTGAAACGGATTCGGTTCTTTATTAAGTAATAAGTCAACACGAGTTCTTCGAACATTTTCTACTACTGGTGCTATACCGTTTACTTTGTTTCCAACATCATATTTGATGTCAGCAGAATCATCTACTATCATATTTACAGCCCGATTAACTACTTCTAGTTCTTCGTAAGCTGATCTGTAATTGTCTTTGTTTTCACGGGTGTCAATTGTTAACCCTTCTTCTAAACCGATAAACGTCTGCGCAGGATTTAATTTATCCTGATCAGTATTTCTGCCTAAAAATCTATCGTACCATGCCATGTTTTTCTCTCTGTTTTTCCACCCATCTTTTTTGTTTAGGGGCTGTCACTAGTTTTGGCCTCTTGCCATAAATACTGTGTAGCCTTTGATGGTGGGCTTTGCATAGTGTAGCAGCTTCGTTATAAATCTCATTAGTAAATTCTTCAATAAACTCTTCACGAAGATTCATGATCTCGTCGGCTGTTTTTATCGTAATTTTATTACTTTTCAACCAAGTATCTAGAAGCTCAGTCATTCCGTAGAAGTGGTGAAAGTCTAAACGTTCTGTGTCTCCACAGATAAAGCACTGAGTGTCTTTATTATATTTAGATTTCGCTTTATCTCTAACGTACTTGACTAAATCTCGTTTTAAATCCATAAAATCTCTATTAATTAAAATTATACCAAAAATTCACCTTTTTGTCAACATTTATTTTTGGGTAGGTCAAACCTAAAAAGTACTCGCAGATGTCTCAAATGTATACAGCGCATATCTCAGAGCGTCTGACATATGACTTGCCATATTATGTTTTGGCTTTTCTTTAAGTAAGTTGGGATTTGAATCCCATTGGTATTGATCTACACATGACAATGTCTGTGAACATCTTTGATCGACTATCAATCTATCGTTATCTATTATACTGGCCGCATGCCCAATTCCGTCTAGAACAGATTTTTTAGCATTAATAGTGGAAATATCATAATTCTGAGCAAAATCAAATCTAGTTTGTTGTGCTGCGGAATCGATATAAATGTAATCAATACTATATTTACTTACCATTCTACGAATTTCTGTGGCATGTTGTTCTGTAGTTCTTTCAGCGTCCATGTATTCATCTATAAGATAAAATTTTTGCTGATCCCAATCATATGCTATAACGCACAACGCTGTTGGATCTTTATATCCAACGTCGAGCCCTGCGAATACATCCATATTACTAGTATCTAGCTGACTTAAGTCTGCAACACACTCTTCAAAATTAAAATTCCATACTTGTCCTTCATATGTGTTAAAATCTGCCATATATTCTTGGGCAAACTCTGCTGAGGACATAGTATTCTTTGCTTCTTTGATGTCTTCATCACTAAAGCGTGGGTTTTCGTGATAGGTTGCTCTAATTGAGCACCAGTCTTTGAATTCTTCACTAAAACCCCTGTGATAAAAGTCAGCAAACCAGTTATTTCTTCCTCTAGGGGTAGAAATGAAGATTGCTTTACTATTATCTTTATCTAGTGTAGGACGAAGGGCTACATTAAATGCATCTTTCCCGTCAGCTAGTGCTGCTTCGTCAAAAATTATTAAATCATACGATCTTCCCACCGAAGAGTCTACTTGATTTACTGAGCCCATACGGATTGTAGAACCATTAGATAATTCTATTACTTTATCTTTTGCATTATCTTTTACTACTTCAAGATCAAAGTGCTTTATTAGCTGCCTTTGTAAATCGAAGGATATTTGAGATAAAGAGTAGTTGGGTGACATAATCAGGATATTAGAGCCTGGCACGAGGGAAACAAGCTGTCCGATGACGTTTGCTATATATGTCTTACCCTGCCGTCTAGAGATAGCGGCGCATACAAATCTGTATTTAGGATTATTGACAGCGTTTATTAAGGCTGTCTGAGCTGAATTAGGTGTTACACCTAATAAGTCTAAGTATGAGTCTATAGGTAATTTAATGAATCTATCCACCGTTGGAAAATCCATAAAGTCTTCACTTAGTATATCTGTTCTACTAACATCTAGCATTAGTGAATTGTAATATCTAGTAGTTTACCTATGACGGGTTCAACTGATTCCAGAAGACCCTCCTCGTTAGCTCTATGTAAAAGGAATAAATATCCCATACATATTTCACTCATAACTTGATCACCGTCAGTGATCTGTTTTGTTGTTTGTGCTTTTTTATTAAGTGACGCAAGAGTGTGAGCACAGGTATGTGCTACTTCTTCTAACCAGACTTGAGTACTAATATTTGACATTAGCTAAAAATTACTGGCGTACCTAATACTTCTGCATTAGCAGCGAATATTTGGTCAGTTTGATCTTTTCTAATGAAAGTTATTTCTCCATCTGCTAGTGTGAAAGACCCTAGTGTAGCATCTGCGCTATTCGCAACAGTTACTAATCTATTTGTGGCCCCTGAATTCACAAGTCTAACATCTGTAGAATTAGAAAATGTGGAAGCTGCGCCAACGTTTACGCCGCAGGCTGCTTCAGCTGCAATTACTCTGAAAGACATCTATTTCTCCTTTACGATTTCTCGTTCTTAGCCTTCTGCTTTGCTGCTAACATAGCGTCATGTATATCGACTTTACCATCAAGGTTTTTATCTTTACCATTAATCATGTTCCAAAGTTTTTTAGCTTTTTCTTTAAATTTATTTACCATTTTTTATTTGTGTGATTGAGCGTACCGCTTAAGAAGTCACTTATCTTGGTACGCTCATTCTGTTTTAATTCTGAGAAGTTATTAAGACTTTTTGCCTCTCTTCTTCCCCTTTTTCTTTTTAGGACGACCCCTTGTCTTCCCATATGTTCCTTTACCGTAAGGCACTATTCAGCTTTATAACAAGTCCACGCGCCGTAGCATAGTCCAGCTACTGCTAGTACTTTAGCTAAACCACCTGTAAATAGTATTAGTCCGCAAACTACTACTAAGACGGCTCCGTCCCAACTTGTTCTTTCTGAAACTCTACTTTTTAACCAATCCATCTATTTCTCCCATTTGCCTTTTGGGCATGACGCCCTATTCAGCCTTGCTTTAAGTGGCATAAAACATTTACATGCTTTGCACACCTTAAATCTATTTAATTGATCACAGGTATTGCAAACTTTAAGTCTACTTTTGTGAATCATTTTTTCTCCTTATTGTTAAGGTCAGTCTTTAAATATAATTTTTAATTCACATCTAATGATATCGCCACTACAATAGTGTTTGATAAAAGCAGAAACATTAGTCAGTTCTGACTTACTTTCTACTTCTATCTCTATTAGTGCTTTTGTCTTAGCAGATTCCTCTTTCTGACTTTGAGGGGCTATTCCGCTTTTGGGCTTTC